CTGGGACAACAGCTCGAAGTGCAGCTCACGTAGTTCGAATTGGAATAAACCTGCGTTGAATTTGAATTCGAATAACGGGTGTCAGTTGGTTTCCCCTTCAGTTGCGCTCCAGAGACGCGGAGCCTTACTCCACGGCTGGTTATTTATCCTTGCTGATGAGCAAAACACACAACGGAGGCGGGGTCAGGTTAGTAGTTATATAGCGAAAGCCTGCACCCTACATTTTATTATGAAAAGATATGGCAACTTATTCCCTCAAATAGTAGAAAAAGAAAACCTATACCTTGCTTTCAATAAAGCAAAGAAGGGAAAGACTTGGCAAACAACAGTGAAGCGTGTTGAAAAACACTTGGAGCAGAACATCGACAGGCTCCAAGAATCTTTACTGGATAAAACATTTACCACTTCTAGCTACACCTTCAAACGTGTATATGAACCGAAAACCAGAGATATTTATGTTCTCCCGTTTTATCCTGACAGGATTGTTCAACACGCAGTTATGAATATAGTTGAGCCTATATGGGATAACTTATTCATACACAATTCATTTGCCTGTAGAAAAGGGAAGGGCCAGCACAAAGGCAGTAAAAAGTGCATGGAATATGTTCGTTCCACACAATACGCCTTAAAGTGTGACATTTCCAAATTCTACCCTTCTATACACAAAGAAACCATGTCCATCATTATACGGAGAAAAATAAAATGTAGAGATACGCTGTGGCTTTTGGATGATATTGTCCATTCAACTGAAGGTGAGACAAATGTTCCGATAGGTAACTATACATCCCAATGGTTAGGAAATCTTTATCTCAATGAGCTGGACCAATTCGTAAAACAAGAACTTCAGTGTAAGAAGTATCTCCGTTATTGCGACGACTTCTGCTTGTTTTCCAACGACAAACAACAACTACACGCTTGGAATAAGGAGATAGAGCAGTTTCTCTGGGATAGACTAAAGCTCACCTACAGCAAGACCAAAGTATTCCCTGTAACACAAGGAGTGGATTTCCTTGGATATAGGCACTTCCCTAACAAAATACTCCTTAGAAAATCTACAGCAAAACGTGTGAAACGGAGAATACAGGCCATACCACGTATGGTTGCTTCGGGGCGGCTGTCTAAAGAAAGGGCGCTTGCCAGCCTTCAGTCCACTAAAGGATGGCTCCGGTGGGCCAACACACATAACCTCCAAATAGCTTTGGAAATAGACAACAAAATAAAGGAGTTTTCTCAATGAAAGGAATGCCTAAAACCTTCAACAGTAAGAAGGATGTTGAGTTCTGTCTCAACTATTGGCCTGAGATGACAAAAGACTTCCTTCAGAAAATCAAGGATTCCAGAAAGACTTGGCTCATAGACCATAAAATGGATTTGGACGAGACCGGTGTTGAGGATGAGACGCACAAGGTCACCGAGATTTACGATGAAAACGACAACCTGGCAGAAAAGTATCAAATGGTCTGGGCTGAAGACCCCAACGCTAGGTTGTTCCGTCTGGGATATACTGTCGAGGAAGTCGATGCACTGTTGGAGGAATAACCTGTGGCTCAGTCTAAGGAACAAAAGCAAAAACAATTCCTGGTCAAGGTTAAATCAGACTTCCGGGTATGTCTCGGGCTGATCTGGAAATATCTTTTACTCCCTCCTCCCACTCCTATACAGAAGGACATCGCCAACTATCTCCAGGTAGGCCCCAAGCGAAAACTTATCCAAGCCTATCGCGGCGCGGGGAAATCGTGGATTACATCCGCCTTTGTCCTTTGGTGCCTTCTGAACGATCCGCAAAGGAAGTTCATGGTCGTTTCAGCCTCCAAACAGAGGGCTGACGACTTCTCTACCTTTTGTCACCGCCTGATTACCACGGTCCCTGTATTCTACCACTTGGAGCCAAAAGCAGGGCAGCGGGAATCAAAGATTTCCTGGGACGTTGGTCCTACCCAGCCTGCTCACGCGCCTTCAGTCAAGTCTGTAGGTGTTTATGGCCAGATGACAGGGTCTCGAGCCACGGACATTATTGCCGACGACATTGAGGTTCCTGGCAACTCTGCCACGCAGGATATGCGAGAGAAGCTCCTCACTGCTGTGTCTGAGTTCGAGGCTATTATTATGCCCGGGCAGGACTCCCGCGTGACCATGCTAGGCACCCCTCAGTCCGAGGAGACGGTCTATGACGGGATGCGGAAGAAGGGATACTCCTGCCGTATCTGGCCTGCCAGGGTTCCTGAGGAAGGCAAGCTGGAGGTCTATAAAGGGGAACTGGCCCCAAAAATCCAGGAGATGTACGACAACGGGCAGTACTGGGAACCTGTGGACCCACAGCGCTTTACCAACGAAGACCTCCAGGAGCGGCAGCTTTCCTACGGCAACTCCGGGTTCATGCTCCAGTTCATGCTGGACACCTCTCTCAGCGACCAGGAGCGCTACCCGCTGAAGCTGAAAGACCTCATCGTGATGAATCTGGACACGGAACGTGCCCCCATTACCGTCCAATACGGATCCGGATATGACCAAGTGATTGGGAACCTCCGGAACCTTGGGTTCTCTGGGGACCGCTTCCATGCGCCCTTGTTCTACGACAAGGAGCATTGGACCACCTATGACGGGAGTATCCTTTTCATTGACCCCTCAGGCCGGGGCGCTGACGAGACAGGATATGCCGTGGTGAAGCAGCTCCATGGAAAGCTCTTTGTAGTCGACGCTGGAGGCTTCCGGGGTGGTTATGACGAGGGTGTGTTGATCCAGTTGGCCAAGATTGCGGCCCAGAACAAGGTCAATTCCGTCACCGTTGAGTCAAACTTCTCCGATGGAATGTTCTCCAGACTCTTCCAACCGTATCTCACCAAGTACTGGAACACGGGGGTCGAGGAAGTCCGGGCCACCATGCAGAAGGAGATGCGGATTATCGAGAACCTGGAGCCTGTCCTGAACCAACACCGGCTCATAATGAACCGGGACATTGTTGAGAGGGAACTGGAAGCCATCGACAGAGACCCGAAGATGCTTCCCTACAGTCTCTTCTACCAACTCACTCGGTTGACCAAGGAACGCGGGGCGCTAAAGCATGACGACAGACTCGACGCCCTAGCAGGCGCTGTGGAGCTGTGGATGGACTCCATGGCCCAGGACGAGAAGGAGGCGGCTGAGAACTGGCAAACTGAGCAACTCGAGGAGCAAGCCCACGATTTTCTGAAGAATATGACTGGGTTCACTAAGGACGTTCCTAACACTTCCAGGAACTGGCTCACTTCAGTTTGACTTTGGTACCTCGGCAGTGAAACCTATTACAACTCACCAACTCATATCGCTAAGTATATGGGACACAGTAGGGGCTGAGAGCTTTTCCAGTCTTTAACCTGGACTAGGCTACGGCCCCTGCTAGGTTTTATACACAAAGGAAATTTGCGCCAATTTGAAAGGCCTAAAAACGGATATAACCTACCCAATCATTTGAAGATTTAGTTTGCGACTTCGTCTGGGGCTGCCTGAGAGAGGGAGAAATCCCCCGGGGAGGGTCCAACTCCCCTCTATAGTATATACTATAGACTCTCTATAGGTTCCTCTCTAGTCCATTCTAAAGTCCATCCTGAGGTATATCTATAGATACCTGTGGACCACCCTATAGATTAGTAGGGATTGGTAGTTAGCGATAGGTAGCTGTAGTCCATACGTTAGACTAGGGGGTCCCATCCCCTCTTCCCTCTTCTCTTCCCTCCGTGTGGATCCATCAAATCAAGCAATAAAAAGGTAGTAAATATGTACAAATGTAAGCACTTCTCCATCCAGATGCCCACGGACGAGCTTCGGACTCTCGTCCTGAAGACACGCCTGTAGAGACCATTAGACAGGATATCATCGACAGGAAATACCCTTGGATGAAGCTTATCAAGGGGTTGGAGCTAGGAGTGTCCTGGCTTCATATTGATACCAGGAATAACAAGACTCTTGTAACTTTTAAACCGTAGTGTGAAGGAGCTAGTTATGTCTATATTGGCTATGGTCGGAATTGGGGCTGTGGTTATTATCGCTCTTCTGGGCGTAGCTGCTGTCTTCCTCATGGACGATGAGGTGTCTCAGACTTTCCAGAACAAGATTACTGCTGCTCTCCATCACTGGAGTCAGACTGACGAGGAACTCGCTA